CCCGCCGGCGGGGTGTTGGAGCGGATGAAGCTCCACCCCCCCCGCCGCTACAGCGTCGCCGGTTTGGGCGAATGGGGCATCGTGGACGGTCTGGTGTTCGAAAACTGGGTGGAGGAAGCCTTCGAAAAGACCATCATAGCGGCAAGGCCGGACGTCAAGAGTGCGTTCGGCCTTGATTTCGGTTACACCAACGACCCGACCGCATTCTTCTGCGGGCTGGTGAGCGAAAAGGAGATGACCATTTGGGTGTTCGATGAGCTTTATGAACGCGGGTTGACCAACCGGGCCATCTACCAGCGCATTTACGGCATGGGATACGCCAAGGAGCGCATCCGGGGCGACAGCGCCGAGCCGAAGAGCCTCGACGAGCTGCGGGAAGAGGGTCTTCGCCGCATCCGCCCGGCGGGCAAAGGCCCAGACTCCATCCGCAGCGGCATCCAGTACATCCAGAACTTCCGTATCGTGGTACATCCCCGCTGCGTAAATTTTCTGACCGAAATTTCCAACTACACATGGGCCAAGGATAAGTTCGGCAACAAGACCGGCAGGCCCATCGACGACTTCAACCACCTGATGGACGCCATGCGATACGCGATGGAGGACATCCAGCGCGGACCGACATACAGCTTTGACTGAGAGGTACATCCATGAATCTTATCGTGAACGGCGTGATGGAGAAGATCAACCGTTTCATCGTCCAGCGTGCCACCTGTATGACGGAGAACCAATTCGCCGCTGAGATCAAGGAATGGAAAGCCAGCCCCCGGCGCGGGACACAGATAAAAGGCTCCGACTACTACGAAGGGCGGCACGAAATTCTGAACCGCCAGCGGTTGGCCATCGGGCGGGACGGCAATCTTGTGCCGGTGAAGAATCTGCCCAACAACAAGCTCATCGACAACCAGTATGCGAAGGCCGTTGACCAGAAGGTGAATTACTTTGTGGGCAAGCCTTTCACGGTGAGCTGCGAAGACCAGACCTATTCCGACCTGCTGGCGGGATACTTCAACCGCGGCTTCTTCCGGCAGCTGAAATATCTGGCCGAAGACGCACTGAACAACGGTCTGGCCTGGCTTTACCCCTACTATGGCGAAGACGGCCATCTGGCATTCAAGCGCTTTTCCGGATACGAGGTGCTGCCCTTCTGGGCTGACGATGACCATACCCGGCTGGACTGCGCCGCCCGGCTCTACACGCAGGAGGTCTGGAACGGCTACACAAAAGAGACCGTCGAAAAGGTGGAGTTGTTCAGAAAGGACGGCATCCACCGCTACATCTTTCAGAACGATATGCTGCTGCCGGACACTGCTGCCGGAGAGTACGAAACATATTTTACCGGTCCCGGGCCGGATGGGCCTGACACCGGCTATAACTGGGAGAGCATCCCGCTCATCCCCTTCAAGTACAACAAGCAGGAGCTCCCGCTCATCCAGCGGGTCAAGTGCCTGCAGGACGCCATCAACACCCTGCTCTCCGACTTCACGAACAATATGCAGGAGGATGCCCGGAACACCATCCTCATCCTACGCAACTATGACGGCGAGGACCTGGGAAAGTTCCGGGAAAACCTTTCGGCCTACGGCGCGGTCAAGGTGCGGGATGATGGCGGCGTGGAAAAACTGATCGTCGAGGTCAACTCCGACAACTACAAAGCCATCCTCGACCTGCTGAAAAAGGCGCTCATCGAGAACGCCAAGAGCTACGACGCCAAGGATGACCGTCTCTCCGGTAATCCCAACCAGATGAACATCCAGAGTATGTACGCTGACATCGACCTCGATGCAAACGGCATGGAGACCGAGTTTCAGGCCGCCTTCGAAGACCTGCTCTGGTTCATCAACAAAGACCTCGTCAACCGGGGCAAGGGCGATTTCGAGGATGTCCCTGTCACCATCGTGTTCAACCGCGATATGCTCATCAACGAGACGGAGAGCATCACCAACTGCCGCAACTCGGTGGGGCTGCTCTCCAACCGGACCATCGTTGAGCAGCATCCGTGGGTAACGGACGCCCAGACCGAGCTTGACCGTCTGGCGGAAGAAAAGGCCGCACAGGCTCAGGACAGCTATACATCCACTACCTTCAATACATAACAGGGAGCGTGACCCGCCGTGAAGAACTCTGAATACTGGCGGGGGCGCTTTTCCCTGCTGGAACGCAGCACCTACAAGACCGCACAGGCTGCACTCCGGGAAATGGAAGCGCTGTACCGGCAGGCCCTGTACCGCACCCGCAAGGAACTGGACAGCTGGTGTACCCGATTCGCTGACGACAACGGCGTTTCTCTCACCGAGGCCCGGCGTCTGCTGGGAGCGAAAGAGCTGGAAGAGTTCCGGTGGGACGTGGCACAGTACATCGAGACAGCCCAGAAAGCCGGGTTAGATGAGACGTGGCAGCGCCAGCTGCGCAATGCTTCGGCTAAGGTTCATATCTCCCGACTAGAAGCCGTGGAAACACAGATTCGCCAGCAGATAGAGGAATTATATGCCGGGCAGAAAGCACGGCTCACAGAGGCCGTTCGCCGGGCGGCAGACGACGCCTACACCGGCACCCTGCAGGAAGCAGCCAAGGGCCTCGACGTGAATTTCAAAACCGTCTCCCTCGACAAGACCCAGTTGGACGCCCTTACCTCCAAGGCGTGGACGACGGACGACCGCACCTTCCGCGACCGCTGCTGGACGAATAAGAACGCCCTCGTGCAGGCCGTTCATAAAGGCTTGACGCAGGGTCTGCTGCGGGGCGACTCCCCGGCCCAGCTCACCGACGCCATCTCCAAACAGTTCGACGTTGACCGCTACAAGGCGGGCCGTCTGGTCTACACCGAAACGGCCTACTACAGCGCCCTCGCCGAGAAGCAGGGCTTCAAGGACTTGGGCGTCGAGAAGGTGGAGATCATCGGCACTCTAGACGGCAGCACCTGCAGCATCTGCGGCCAGCTGGACGGCAAAGAGATACCTCTTGCCCAGTATGAGCCGGGCGTCACCGTGCCGCCTTTCCATCCCCGCTGCCGCTGCACCACCGCACCCGTCATCCCGGAGGACTTCGCCGACGGCCTGCGCATCGCACGCGATGAGGACGGCGAGGAGTATTATCTGCCTGCGGGGACGAAGTGGACGGAGTGGAAGAGCAGGCAGAAACCCGATACTTCCACCTTCCAGAGCTTGAATCTCGAGCCGGAACCTGTTACAATGCAGGCAGTGGCGAAAATAAAAGCTTTCGACTGCGATACTCTGGACGCAGCCAAACAGCGCCAGCTCCAAAACGCGCATAAGCGGCTGTTGATGGAAGCATCCAAGCAGCCTCTTGGCGTTGAGGTTGGCAGAGTGTTCGATTTGAATATGCAGCCGCTGACGCAGACCCTCGCAGGTTCTCCTGAAGGGCATACAGTTGGGTTGCCTGATTTCCAAAATGATTACATCGCCACCCATACACATCCAGACAGCAATATCTTTTCGCCAAAAGATTTGCAAAGTTTTGTTCATAGGCCACATCTTAAATTGCTTACTGCCGTTGGACACGACAGCACGATTTATGCTATAGAAAAGACCTCTACCTTTGACCGTTCCGCCGCTGATATTCTTGTCACGGATTTAGGAATATCAGCCGATGAAATAGCTGCTATGTTCCATCAAGAAGAGCTTTCTTACGAAGAGGCCGTTCAGTCTCTCAATTTTATCGTCAGAAACTGTATTTCTGAGCTAGTGGGGTATGGATTAAACTTCTATGAACTACAATGAAAAACTTTTGACTCCCGAACGAATCAAGCGGATGCAGCAGCATTTACTTGCTCATCCTATCGACCCCAGCTATGATAAGCCGTGCGAAGAAAACTTTGACGATAATTGGCTGAACACTGACCTGCTCAACCAATCTACTTCTCGGGCTGAATACCGAATCTTGAAGGAAATTGGCCAACTGCCGCCCGGCATTGAATAATTCATTCACCACGATGCACACCGCACCGTGGTTTTCTTTTTGCCCATTTTTAGAAGGACAACATGGAATTTTTCACTTTGTGGTTCATGATACTGTATCCCGCCACTTTCCATTTCTTCGCTTACTGCTGGACTTTTGCCGCTATCGCAATCACGGTTTCAGAACTTGCCCATTTGTTTTCTGCCTTGAAAAAGCGGCTGAAACCGTTTATTCGCAAGAAAAGCTGAATCATGCAAGCGTCTTTGCCTCCGGGCGAGGGCGCTTTTTCATGCCGTTTTCGCTCAATGGTAGAGCTGCTGATTTGTAATCAGCGGACGCGGGTTCGATTCCTGCAAGCGGCACCATCGTCTTTCTCGCCACAGACGGTAAACGTAGCGGGGCAAGTCGTGGCTCCTACCCACGGTAAACACAGGACTCAACAAACGAGGTGAATGACATGAAGAAAGAAGACCTGCTGGCAATGGGTCTGACCGAAGAGCAGGCAGACAAGGTCATGGACGGCCTGAACGGCGATTTCGTGACCAAGAGCCGTTTCAATGAGGTCAATACCGAGCTGAAAGCTGCCCGCACTGCCCTCTCCGAGCGGGACAAGCAGCTGGAAGAGCTGAAAAAGGTGGACGCCGCTGCCCTTCAGGCCCAGATCACCCAGCTTCAGGCCGACAACAAGCAGAAAGACGCCGACTATGCCGCCCAGCTCAAGGCGCTGAAGATCAGCAACGCCGTGGAGCTGGCGCTGACCGGTGCCAAGGCCAAGAACAACACCGCCGCCAAGGCCCTGCTGGCTGACTTTATCAGCAAGGCAGAGCTGACCGACGACGGCACCGTGAAGGGCCTTGCGGACGAGGTCAAGAAGCTGGCCGAAAACGAAGAGACGGCGTTCCTCTTCGAGAAAGCTGCTGCGGGCGGCTTCAAGGGCGCAAAGCCCGCCGAGAAGGGTGACCCTCCCGGCATCAACGGCATGACCCTTGAGCGGCTGCGCGGCATGAACGCCACCGAACGACACACCTACTCCCTCAACCATCCTGAGGAGTACCGGGCTCTTTACAACGGAGGTGTTACCTGATGCCCAACAAAACCTACGATAATTTCTTTCTCGCCAACGAGATCGAAGACCAGTACAACTCCCACCTCGACCTTGTGCAGTTCTGCACCGTCGATAACTCCCTGACCGGCACGGCAGGCATGGACTACAAGGTCCACGTCTACAAGGCCACCGACGGCACCGAGAAGCTGACCAAGGGCGAGGGCAACACCAAGACCATCGAGGCCGACTTCACCGAGAAGGTCTACAAGATCCTGCTGGCGCAGAACCGCTTCTCCTATTTCGACGAGGATGCCATGACCGACCCGATGGTCGTCACCACTGGCACCCGCCATGCAGGCGTTGACCTGTTCAATACCCAGAACGCCGACATCTACACCGCGTTCAATGATGCTACTCTTACCCTCGTGACCCCTGCGCTGGGCTTCGACGCCTTCGTGGACGCCGCTGCCATGCTGAACCTCGAGGATCTGGAAGGCGTGAGCATCTTCGGCTTCGTCAACCCTGCCGAGATGGCAAAGCTGCGCAAGGCCCTCAAGGATGACCTGAAATATGTGGAGTCCTTCGCCAAGCAGGGCTATATCGGCACGGTGGGCGGCATCAACCTCTACACCAAGAAGGATGCCGCCAGCGGCAAGGTGGTCATCGCCACCAAGAAGGCCGTCACTCTCTTCAACAAGAAAGGCACCGAGGTGGAGCAGCAGCGCGAGGAGAACATCCGCCGCAACACCATCTACAGCCGCAAGTACTACGTCGCTGCCATGACCGACGCCACCAAGGCCGTCGGCATCATCACCGGCACTGCAGCAGCCACCGCCGACACCGCCGTGAACAAGGATAAGAGCTATTATGCCAAGTCCGGCGTCGGCTATGTCAAGATGGAGCCCGCAGAGGGCGATAACCCCAAGACCAAGGGCTGGTTCGAGATCACCCCGGCATAAGGAGGCACACCATGCTGGAAAACGTCATCAAGCTGCTCCACGCTCTCGGGTTCGAGTCCGTTGACGAGACTGACCCGTGGCTGTCGCTGGTAAAACGCTCCATGGAAAGCACCCTGCTTGACCTCACCAACCTCGATGAGCTGCCGCAGGCGCTGATTCCGCTGGCCGAGCGGATGACCGCCGGCGAGTATCTTCGGATGAAGAAGTGCTGCGGCCAGCTGGACGGCTTTGAAGTCTCTGCTGAGGCTAAGGACATCAAGCTGGGCGACACCACGGTTTCCTTCTCCACGGACGGCTGCACCACGCCGGAACAGCGCCTCGATGCCCTCATCAACGCGCTGACCCACTGCGACATGGCCGAGATCTATCGGCACCGGAGGCTGGTATGGTAAACCTCGGAAAGACCTTTTCTGCGGTCCGCGCGGCGTTGGAACGATTTTATTCCGACACCTGCACCGTCTACGTCCAGCAGGAAGCAGAGTCTGACGACTGCCTGACCCGCTTTGAAAGCAAGGTGCTCTACGCAGACCAGCCCTGCCGGCTGTCCTTCTCTTCTTCGACCACCGCCAGCGGCGACATCGTGGCGGCGGTCAGCCAGAGCGTCAAGCTGTTCATCTCCCCGGAGCTGGTCATCCCGCCGGGCAGCTGCATCGACGTCCTGCGGCCCGGTGAGATTCCGCGCTCATTCCATTATAAGTCGTCCGGCCCGGCGGCGGTCTATCCGACCCATCAGGAAATCCCGCTCGAGCTGGCAGAGAGGTATGCATGAAGGGTGGGTGCGATTACAGCGCGTTGGCGAAAGTAGACGCGCAGCTTCAGGAACTGCTGAACGGCAGGCTGGACGCCATCATCGACGAGAAAAGCAGCGAGGCCGCTGCCGCCCTGCTGAGCAAGCTGAAGAAGCGAACGCCGGTGGGTAAAGCGCCTCATTTCGACGAGCCGATGACTGTGACCATGAAGGGTGACGACTACACCACCCAGACCGTCAATAAGAAGGGCGAACAGGTGTTCCGGAAGCGCAAGGGCAAGACCTATCGCTTCCGCAGCAAAAGTGGATCCATCTTTGACCGTTATTGGTCTGGCTACAGCGGCGGCACCCTCCGGCGGGCATGGCGCGTTTCTCACGAAAAGACCGGAGATGACCATATTATCACTGCCGAGAATCCTGAGGAATACTCCTCTTATATTGAGTACGGCCACCGCCAGACGCCGGGCCGATATGTGCCTGCACTGGGCAAGCGGCTGAAAGCCAGCTGGGTGAACGGCAAGTTCATGCTGCGCACCTCAGCGGATGAGATCGCCGAAAAATACCCGAAAGCGGTTCAGAAAGTCGTAGACGAGGCCCTGAAGGGGGTATTCCGTGGAAAATGACATCGTGAAGGGCATCGCCAAAGCCCTGCGGGACACTTTCGGCCCCGGATACCGCATCTACCAGAATGATATTGAGCAGGGCTTTCAAACACCCTGCTTTTTCATTCTCCCGATGAAGGCCACACCTTCCCCGCTGGGCAAGGACCGCTTTCTGCTGAAAAGCCCCTTCGACGTCCACTTCTTCCCCGAGGACGAAAAGGACAACGCTGTCATGCAGGCCATTGCGTGGCAGCTGTGGCAGGCGCTGGAGTTCATCACTCTGCCCGGCGGAGACAAGCTCCACGGCACATCCATGAGCTGGGAGGTTCAGGACGATGTGCTGCATTTTTTCGTCAGCTTCAACATGACGCTCCGCCGCATCGACCTCCCCGAGAAGATGGGCGAGCTGCACATGGAGGTCAACCAATGATTGAACCGAAATTTCCGAAAGAAAAGATACTGACATTCAAGCTTTTTGCTGGCCGTCGGGACCTGCTCAGCGTCCTGCTGGAAGATGGCAAGGAATATACGCTGGCGCAGGCCGAAGAGGCCATTCGCAAGTTTATGAAAGGCAAGGTGAACTGATATGGCACTGGGCGGCGGCACCTTTCTGGTGCAGAACAAGCGCCTGCCGGGCGCGTACATCAACACGGTCTCCGTGGCAGCCCCCTCCGGCACCCTCCCCCACTGCGCTCGCGGGCGCTGCCCCCCCC